CCTCGGGAAAAACGCGGGCTGGCTCACCGAGTGGGGAGAGTCTGACTGCCTTGGCACGCTCATCCTCGACGAGGTCCACTACATCAAGGGCCAGAGTATCCGTGCGAAGGCAGCGCTCCAGGTAGCCGCGCAGGCACCCCGCGTCTACGCGCTTACCGGCACGCCGATCCTCAACAGGCCGATAGAGTTCTTCAACACCCTCCGGGCCATCGGGCACCCGCTGACCCAGGGACACCCGCCATCGAAGGCGCGGAAGGACTACGCGGTGCGCTACTGCAACGCATTCCTCCGCCGCATGGGGCCCTACCGGTTCTGGGACGAGAGCGGCGCGAGCAACCTCGACGAGCTTCAGGCGTTCGTGCAGCCATGGATGCTCCGGAGGAAGAAGGCTGAGGTACTGGACCTTCCGCCCAAGATCGTCACCACGCTCGACGTGGAGCTCTCCAAAGACGATCGCGCGCGGTACGAGAGCGCCTGGCAGGACTACGTGCAGTGGGTAGCCAACCACCCCGAGCTCGGCAAGGACCTCGGCAACGTGCTCATGGCGCAGCAGCTCGTCGAGCTGCAGAAGCTGAAACAGGTCTGCAGCCTGGCAAAGGTACCCCGCATCGCAGCGGACGTACGCAACGCCATAGAGCAGGGAGAAAAGGTCATCGTCTTCAGCCAGTACACCGAGACGATCCACCAGCTGGCCCAGGAGCTCCGCAAGGAGGGCGTCGTGACCCTCACCGGGGCCGACGACCAGAACGCCCGGCAGAGGGCCGTGGATGCCTTCCAGGGCACAGACAGCGTGAAGGTCTTCGTGGCCAACCTGAAGGCGGGCGGCGTGGGCCTGACGCTCACCGCGGCGACAATCGTCATGTTCGCTGACATGGACTGGAGCCCGGAGCAGCACGCGCAGGCCGAAGACCGCGCGCACCGCATCGGGCAGGGCGGCACCGTGAACGTGTACTACTACGTCACCACCGGCACGATCGAGGAGGACATCGTCCGGATACTCGAAGCAAAGAAGGAGATCATCAAAGCCCCGGTCGAGGGGCAGGCGGGACGCATGAAAGGCGTGTCGATGGCCGAGGAGATAGCCCGGCTCACGGCGCGCAAGGCGATCCCCGCCTAGTTATCCACTAGACACCACCATGACAAGAAACGATAATACACCCAGGTACCTTGCCGCGGTCGCAAAGGTTGAAAGCAGGGAGGAGTACGACATCCAGGGACTGGCACGCAGCGGAGCCTTCTGGTGGATCCGGGATCACCGGGTCGTCCGGAAGGTGGTGCTCGCAGACGCTGGGTGGGAGAACATCCTCCAGGCTCGCATCACCGGAGACGGAAGGGGCAAGCGCTACCTGATCCAAGGTCGCAACGTTAAAAAGTTCATTCACCGCTACGGGCCCGGCATCGAGCTCGTGGCACACATCAACACATCAACACAATGACAGCAAAAGAGAAGACGGCGGGCGCTGCAGAGCGCACCAGCCACCCCAACATCTACGCAGCACTCTCGGCATTCCAGGGCGAACTCAAGCCGATACCGAAGACGAGAGAAGTGGAGTTTGCCACCAAAACCGGTGGAAAGGTTAAATTCAAGTACACGCCGCTCGGCGAGATCATGGAGACGATCTACCCGATGCTCGGCAAGCACGGTCTCAGCCTCCGGCACGAGGTCGTGAAGGAAGGACCAGTCGCCAGCGTGATCGCAATCCTCACGCACGAGACGTACCAGGACGAGTACATCGACGGAGACTCTGAGACGGAGCGCGATGCCGAGGGAACCTCGACCACGAGCTCAGAGAAGATCCGGGTGGTACGCAACGAGATCCGCTCGGGTCCGGTCACCATCCCCGTGGGAGGCGACATCAAGGACACCGGCGCAGGCATCACCTACGCGCGGCGCTACAGCGCCACGATGATCCTGGGCATCGCCAGCGAGGACGACACGGATGCCGCCCTCTTCATGGCGAGCGCAGAGAACGCGATGGGATTCGCCGAGGGCAAGGCACGCCAGGCGATCGACAACGCAAAAAACGAGAAGGAGCTCAATCAGGCAATGGAGATCCTCACCAAGGATCTGGCCACCCTGCAGAAGGGTAAGGCACCGGCACTCGGGCTCAAGAAGGAGCAGTACGAGGCACTCATCGCGCACGGCGAGGCAAAGCGTAAGGAAATCACCAAGGTCACCGTCACACCTGAGAACGAGTCATGAGCTTCTACCCCGACATCAAGCCAGGCCTGAGCCCATCTGGTATCTCGCAGTGGCTCCAGAGCAGGGCTCAGTTCGCGCGCACCTACTTCCAGGGAGAGCGAGCGCCGGAAACGTCAGCCATGCGAGCAGGCACGATGGTCCACCGCCTCATCGAGGCGGGGGCCATCAAGCCGCAGCACCTCTACCCGGTGCTCGAGGAGGAGCTTAGCTTCGAGATCATCGACGGCATCCTCTTCAGGGGCCGCCCAGACAGCTTCGAGAAGAAGGCTAAGGCGGGCACGGTCCGCTTCGTCGACTACAAGACCGGTCGCGCCAGCGAGTGGGAAAAGAAGCTGCCGACTGACATCAAGATGCGGGCCACCGCGTGGCTCGTCTGGATGAACGCCGGTAAGCCGGAGAAGGTCCTGGGCAGCATCGAGTTCTTCCAGATGACCTGGGACCCGGACGCAAAGGAAGTGGTCCCCATCGAGGACAAGCCGAGCGAGATCTACGAGATCGCGTACGCGGCATCAGAGATGGAGCTGTTCACCGAAGTGATCCTGAAGGCCATCAAGGACGTGAATGCCTTCTACGAGAAGTGGCAGGCCAGCGAGGGTGCGGATTTCGTGAACGAGGCTGACCTGCAGCACTACCTCACCCTCCGCGCGAAGCGAGACGCGCTCGACGCGGAGATTGATGAGGTCGCGGATCGCCTGAAGACGCAGATGGAGTTCGGCGGGAGGAGCCTGCACAAGACCCCCTACGGAAGCCTCTACCTGATCGAGAAGCGCGCCTACGACTACCCACCGGAGCTACGCATCAACTACCGCGACATGGGCCTGGTGCTCGAGGACGCGCAGGAGATCGCCAAGGCGGTCAAGGTGGCACAGCAGAACTACTCGCTCCTGGCCGAGCCGCGAGAAACCAGCGTCAGCCTGGGCTTCCGGGCAGCGAAAGCATGAACCGCTGCGACACCTGCGGAAAAGAGATAGGCTCAATGGGCTTCTCACGCCACCGCTCCAAGCACTACGATGACCGCATGCGCGCGATCAAGAAAACCGTGGTGCGGCACGTCCACGACTCGGACTGCCCGCGCTGCAAGTTCCCGGAGCGGGTCGTAACGCGCGACGCTCACACCGGCAAAGCGCTCCGCATAGAGTGCAGTAGGAAAACCTGCCTCTGGTCGCAGATCATCACCAGCGATAGGCCAAAGCTATGAGCGACATCGAGCACGCATTCTGCGAGAGCTGCGGGCAGCGCATCGGATACCGATCCACCGTGTCCAAGGGCATCGTGAAGATCCTCGAGAAGGTCGCCGAGGCAATCGAGGAGAAGGGCATCAACGTCATCCACGTACGCAAGGAGCTCGTGGACACCGGAAAGATGAGCCTCACGCAGCACAACAACCTGACGCACCTGACCCGCCTGGGACTCCTGGCAAACGTGGACGGCGAGGTGGGCAACTACCTCATAACCGCGAAGGGCATGCACTTCCTCAACGGAGGCCGCATACCACGGGAGGTCACCGTGCAGAAAGCAACTAAGGACAAGGGGTCCCACGTCATAGATCGCAGCGACGAGACATGCTCGATCCACGACTTCATGGGGAAGGGCGAGTACTGGATCGTCCCGGGCTTCGAAATCCGGGAGGGCAGAATCATCAAAAACATAACGCAAAACCAATGAACACCGACAACAACACCAAGCTACGCATCTGGATCCTGATCGGCGCTGTAGCCGCCGGCATCTGGGCTGGCAGCATCGCCGCGGCCGTGGCGGCCTACGTGGCCCTAGGGATACTGGCGTACCGCAACTTCCGCTGAGATGCAGACGCGCACGATCATGACCCTCGAGCAGCTGCTCGAAAACCTGGCAGCAGCCATCGAGCGCAACGCGACAAACCAGCGCCTTGGCGAGTACGCTAGGATGCGACACCGCCAGCGCATCGTCGCTGATGCGCGCAAGCTCCTGCGAGACATCGCGAGCCACCCGAACGCATGAGCCCGATACCCAAGAAGCTGCGCGACGAGATGGCAGCAGATCCCTACTACCGGCGCTGCTGCATCACCGGGCGACCCAAGGGAGCCGTGAAGATAGAGTGGCACCACAACCTCATCTTCGCGGGGAGGCAGGTACAGGAAAAGTGGTGCATCCTCCCGGTCTCGGAAGCGGTCCACATCCAGGCGAACTTCCGGGACATGCGGGAAAAGCTGAACTGGGTAATGCTCAACCGGGCAACCGACGAGGAGCTCGCCAGGTACAGCAAGGTCGAGGACCTCATTCAAAAACGCGAAAGACTCAACACCATCTATGGCTACCCCAAAAAAGAACCGAATCTATCCGATATGGCCCGCGGGGGTCACTGAGGAAGGGCGGCTCGTCATCAACCACCCGAAAGAGTTCCGTGCCCACCTCGTGCCCTACCACGGCAACCTGGACATGGAGATCATCATACGGCCGGCGCGCAAGCATCGGAGCAGGAAAGAGGAGAAGTACTACCACGGCGTCGTGTGCGTCCTGGTGGGGCAAGAGCTTGGCATCACCGCTGCTGAAGCTCACGAGTTCCTGAAGGCTATGTTCCTCAAGGTCGAGGAAAGCGTCGAGCTTCCCGGCAAGAAGAAGATCCGCTACGAGCGGGTGCGAAGCACCACCGAGCTCGACGATGAGCGGTACCACCGCTACATCTTCGACGAGATCCTGCCCTGGGCATCGCTGCCGACGCGAGACGAAGGCCTGGGCCCAGACAGCGGGCTCGAGCTCGAGATACCGCTGCCAGAAAAGGTCGAGTACTCAGGGGCTCGATGAGCAATCCACAGGTTATGCCCCGAAGCAGCACAGGCTTGGGACTCGGCATGGGGTATACTGTAAACGTAACGGAAGCCGCCATGAATCAACACACCATACAGGCGCTCCTCGAGCGTCCGATCGCATACCACGCTGCAGTAGCTCGGGCCTTCGGGAGCATCCCGCTCGCGGTGTTCTGGTGCCAGCTCCGCTACTGGAAGAACCGCGGATCGCACCCTGAGGGGTGGATCTACAAGAAGCAGGACGACATCGAGGACGAGACGGCGCTCAGCAGGAAGCAGCAGGAAACCGCCCGGGCGCTCGCGGTCAAGCTGGGCGTGATGGAGGAGCGGCGCATGGGCGTACCCGCGACGATGCACTTCCGCATCACCGACGCGCACGAGGCAAAAGCGATAGCACTCATGCAGGCCGCCATCCGCGCGAAGCTCGAGCAGAAGCCCCAGCGCGCGTACGATCACCAGGAGGAGGTCACCAAGCTGCTCGACAGCGACCGGCGCGACCTCAACCTGATTGGCTACTTCATGCAGCAGAAGGGCCTCACCTACGAGACGTACGAGGAGTTCCAGGTGGCGATCCGTAGGAACCTCCGGGCAGCGAAAGACCTGGCAGCGTTCTCAGACGCGAAGATCCGCGACGCGGTAAAGCGCGCGAAGCAGGAGTACTCGTCGATATGGACGCTCGAGACTGCCGTCAAGATACTCACCAACCGCAACAACTGACATGCCACGAGGAAAGTTCCAATCACAGGAGGAGACGCAGCAGAAGCCGCGGCCGGTGTGGACCAATGACACCTACCGCGAGATGGAGAAGCAGATCGCAGACCTAAAGGCGTGGGCGGAGGCGCTGCCCGAGGAGCAGTTCGTGCAGCCGTACTTCCGGCACCCCAAGCACCTCTGGCTCTACCGGCGCAGCATCAACTTCCGGACCGCTGACAACAGGGCGCTCTCCTACCACGAAGCGTTCACATCGAAGCTCCGGACGGAGTCGCTGCCCAGGGACAGCGCCGGCGTGGTACAATGGGTCATCACAGCGCTGCCTGGAGCGGAGGCGGTCATCGCTGAGGAACAGTGGCGCTGGTACATGGAGCAGAAAGAGCGGCGCGAGTACGCAGAGAAGAAGCGGATCGAGCAGCTCGAAGCCCAGGAACGACACCACCTATTCTCAACCATCTAAACCCATGAGCACACACACACCATCATTCATGAACGCGCCCTTCGAGCAGCTCGAGCAACAGCTGCAGAAGACCATCGCGATCGCACTCTACGACCTCGAGCGGTACGCGCGGATGTCCTACAAGGACTTCTGCGACGAGAACCACGTCGAGGAAGGAGATCTGCGGCCAGACATCAAGTCGCACCTGGTCGCCCAGGCCTTCGCCGATCTAGCGATGGCGCAGGAGAACCTGAAATCACTCACACCAACTATTGAGAAATATGGAAAACATCAACCGCTTGACGATCTTGCGGCGCTTGCACGAGGAACACTTGGAAGCGCTCTTGAGGACGACAATAAACCTGAAGACCGTGGAGAAAATGCCGGGGAGCCAGGAGCTAGCGGATCCGCGAGCCCAGAGCATGGAGGCGATGGGGATGCCAGCGCCGCCTCCGGTGACCGCGGGGGAGAGAGTGCGCCAGCTCGCAGACGACGTGCGGGTGCAGCACCTGCGCGTGCAGTCAGTCGAAGAACTCATCGCGGAGGAAGAAAGCAAGGCATCTAGCGATGGCTCGACTGACGTGGCGTAACGAGCGAAGAAAGGTCCAGGCCCTGGTGCCCGCTGACTACAATCCGCGCAAGATAACCGCAAAGGAGCGCGAGGACCTGGAAGCGAGCATCCAGGAGTTCGACGAGGTCATCCCGGTAGCCGTTAACGTCGGCAGCCGCAAGGACGTGATCATTGGCGGCCACCAGCGCGTTGGCATCTACGCAGCCCTCGGGCGCGATGAGATAGACGTGCGCGTTCCCAGCCGCGAGCTCACGCTCGAGGAGGAGCAGCGCCTGAACCTGCGCCTCAACAAGAACACCGGAGGATGGGACTTTGACAAGCTCAACAGCTTCAGCGTGGACCTCCTGCTCGATGTCGGATTCGGGGAGGAGGAGCTCGCGCAGCGCTACGACGACGTGGACATCCTCGACGACCGGCCAAACGCGGAGCGCCGCCCCAAGGGGCAGCTCGCGCCGCGCATCGGACCTGGCGAGTCCCTGCGCCTGGGCGACCACGTCGTCACCTGCGGAGAGATTACCCCGGCCGCGCTTACAAGCCTCGCCAAGCGCGGCAAGGATATAGACCTGGTCCACGTTGAGATCCCCGCTGAAGCCATGAACCCGACCGCGATCCGGACCGCGCTCTCCTACGTGGGAGCGATCGTCCAGCCGCCTCGTGGGGGGGGGTACCATGCACTTGTGTGGTGCGACGCGCAGCGCATCCGGGAAGCACAGGATGCGCTCCTCAGCATCGGCGGCAAGCTGGGGCAGGTATGCATGTGGATCTCGGGCACGATCACCGCCACGAAGTCTCCATTCGCTAAGGCGTACGAGCCATGCGTCACCGGCTGGGTGGGCAAGCCGTACCTCGGAGGCGATCCAAAGACCACTGCGATACTTAACCGGGAGGTGGAGACGGACAACCAGCTCCGAGAGGACGTGCTTGCGATCATCGACCTGTGGGCAGACCGCGACGCAAAGCAGTCCTACGACGAGGACAAGTCCCCGACCGTCTACGAGCGCGCCCTTAAGCGCACGACAAGAGCCGGTTCGCACATCTTGGCACTGCACGTCGGGACCGGAGCGCTCCTGATGGCAGCAGAGCAGACCGGCCGGCGATGCCTGGTCATCGACCAGGACGCGCTCGCACTCACCGCCGCGGTCGAGCGGTGGGAAAGCTATACCGGCCAAAAGGCACGAAAAGCATGAAGCACGGAACCATTATCAAACTAGGCAGGCACCGCCTCGCGTGCGGCGATTCAACCGACCACCAGCTCGTGGCTCGGCTGATCGGCGACGACACCGTCCGCATGATCCTCACCGACCCGCCCTACGGCGTGGCCTACGTGGAAAGCAAGGCTGGCATGGCAAAGCTCGGGAAAGAGAAGCCCATCGCGAACGACCAGTTCCAGACGAACGAGGAGTACGAGCGCTTCACCGTCGCGTGGCTCGATGCTGTCAAGGGCAAGCTCGCATCGCACAACACCTTCTACATCTTCAACAGCGACCTCATGTACTGCGCGCTCCGGCACGCCATCGAGAAGGCCGGGTACTTCTACAGCCAGATGATCGTGTGGGTAAAGTCCGCACCGGTCATGGGCCGCAAGGACTACCTGCCGCAGAGCGAGCTCATTGCTTACGGATGGATGGGGCGGCACAAGCGGGAGCGCTCGAAGGGGAAGGGTGTCATATTCCACGCCAAGCCCTCGGCATCGCGCCTGCACCCGACCATGAAACCACCGGGCCTTCTCCGCAAGCTCCTGCTCGACAGCACGAAAATAGGCGAGACGGTCTACGATCCGTTCGGCGGGAGCGGATCCACGCTGGTGGCGTGTGAGCACACGCAGCGCCGCTGCCTGATGGTCGAGATGGATCCCGAGTACGCCAAGACCATCGTACGCCGCTGGGAGACGCTCACCGGCAACAAGGCAGAAGTGCTAGAATAAGCACACAATCATCAACACCACACCAATGGGACAGAAACAAGAGAAAGCGCAGCGCCGGAAAATCCGCAAGGAGGTCCACGGCATCTTCGGGGAGTGGGAATCGAAACTACGGCCGAAGCCGTGGTACATCCCGACTCGGATATGGGGAGCGCTGCAGCGCCTCGTGATCAACATCGACGCGTGATAGAATGGGGTCATGACCCCAGCGAAGCGAGCCATAGTCATCCAGCAGATCCGGAAGATATGGGAGTCGCTTGATACGCACCTCGAGCCAGGGGTGGCACCAGCAAAGAAGCGATGCGTGACCTGCGGGTCGCGGCGCTTCCACGCTGACTGCGTAGTGGATTACGCACAGCAGATACTCGAGCTCGCGAAGCTGCTACAATAGGGGCAGGACGTTGCCACGAAGGAGGTGATGCACATGCGCTACAGTCCGATGCGACGCAGAGTCGCACTGTTTATTCTGAGAACGCGATACTGTCGCAAGAGGAGGTGATCCAGCCTATCTATCGCTGGGCTAACCACCCAGCACCCCCCCGCCATACGCCCTGCCAACACATTCCAGCCACGACATCCGACCGCCCACCAGCCGCCGGACCTGCTTCCGAGGAGGGGACTTATCCCCTCCTCTTGCCTGCCTGGATGTGATAAAATAAAGGCGATCCCGCAGGTGTGGATCCAAGATGCAGCTGTGTCATCTTGGATCCCCCGGGGACCAGGGAGCACTACCGGAAGGGGCCGTCACATCCGACATCGGATCAGGACACCAGCCCGCAGGTTCGAGTCCTGCTGCACCCGCCAGGACCTAGCCAGTCCGACCAATCAACACACATGAGCAATACACAAAATCAAAACAGTGAAGCAATAGAGGTGTCACAGGAAATCGTTGTTGCCATGCGCGAATCAGCAACACGCATGGTGCTTGAGATACTGGAGTTTCACGAGGGATTCTCACTGGACAACCCAGAGAACAGAGAAGCAATCGCCAGCGCTATAGCGCAGCGGTTTCAGATTGTGATCATTGAAGCCATGAGGCGACTAATCCTTAAAGACTAATATGGATTACCAGATTGCCTACACCCCGCCTCCGGTCTACGAGCGAGCTCGAGCCAAGTTCGGCATTGACTTCAAGCGCGACCGACTCGTGATGGTCTACGGCGACACGATCCACCAGAGCTTCCAGGAGCCTATGACTCCGGACCTACTCAACCATGAGCTGGTACACGTACGGCAGCAAGCCGCCTACCCAGGCGGCGCTGATGCATGGTGGGAACGATACCTCGCAGATCGTGACTTCCGTGTGAGTCAGGAGCTCGAGGCTTACCAGACGCAACACCAATGGGCATCAAAGCACTACGGCCGACGCGAGCGCCGCAACCTCCTCGACCACTGCGCGCGGGACCTCTCGGGACACATCTACGGCAAGGCGATGACATTTGCCCAGGCACGCGACCGCATTCAAGACACCGACCTACTCACATGAAACGATCACTAGCATACCCCGTCATCCTCACCCTCATGATCACGACGCTCATGAGCGGCATCGGCTGGTACCGGGCACACCAGGAAGCACTAGAACTCAAGAACGTGGCTCTCGACGCAATGAGCCGCGAGCTGGTCCTCCTGAAAGAAAACACGACCCGCGAGCGTATGAAAATAAAAGACCTGCAGTGGACGCAGTGGATGCGCGAGCTGTGGGATGCTGAAGCGTGCGGATCAGCGGAATGCCACCCAAGCTGCATCAAAACGTACGAGATGATCATCACCAAGTACTGACATGCTTACCTGGATCCGCAAGAACATCACGCACGACCGCCTAGGGTGGGGATACCCCGACGCAATCGAAACGCCCGACGTCATCGTACCGACCTTCACCTGCCGTTTCTGCGATCACATCGTGACCGTTGACTCGACCGGCGCATGGTTCCACCTAAGCAGGAAGCAGGAGAACGTCATACCGAAAGGAGAAGGAAGGCGCTTCTGCCAGCTATGCGGCAGGCTCTACACGCCACCCAGCCCTGATGAGGCGCGCCGGATCAAGGCCGACTACAAGCTAGGTAACTGCCGCAAGTGTCAATCATGAATATCCTCTGCAAGATCCTTGGGCATCGCATAGAAGGCCTACAAACACACCGGAAATTCGCATGGTGCGCGAGGTGCAGGAAAGGGCTCAAAGTCTCATACGACCCTGCCTACGGAGAAACGGTGGTGGATGGAGACTACGGAAGCCAGAGCACGTTCATCTGGTGCGAATGCGGCAACGAGCTTTGCTCGACCGACAGCCATGTTGGCCCAGACCACGAAGGACTGGAGTGCTACCTGTGCTCCCGATGCCTGCTAGAGAGCGCCTGGGACTTCGATGCGCCAACGCCAATCAAAATACGATGACCGACCCATCACTTTCCCCAGAGCTCGAGCACTTCCTCCTCAGTAGTGGAAGGCCCTATAAGCCGGCCCTACTCCCGGACGACATCGAGCGCGGCAAGCTCGGCCGCTGCAGTGACAATGCCCTCATGGGAGCGATGCGATCCGGAGGACGCTACACCTACGTCGAGGGACTGGCATGGGGACCCAAACACGGCTGCTGGATCCTCCACGCGTGGCTCACCGACGGCGAGCACGCATTCGACCCAACCTGGTACGCGGTAGATAAACAGACCGGCAGAGAGGCAGCATTCCCCACCGTCTACATCGGCATCGAGATGGAGGCGCGCAAGGTAGCGGAGTTCGTGATGGAGACTGAATATGCGGGAGTGATGGCAAACGCCTGGCGCAACCCCGAGCTCGCACGCGCATGCGTCCCCGGCATACCTACAGAGAAACCATGAAGCGCCTAGCATACCTCCTACCCCTCGCCCTGGTATTCACCGTACTGGGGCAGAACCTATTCCAGCTGGTGGACGAGGACGCGGGCATCACGTACCTGATGATCCGCCGACCCGGTATAGACATCACCACCGTGGGCACGGACGGATCCTGCTTCGTATGGTCGCCGGATAGTGGAGAGCAGCAATGCCCAGGGACAAGATGAGGGATAAGATGGCAGGCACAGCGGCAATAGAGCGCTGCGGCTTATGTGGCAGGCTCTTCAGGGGAGAGAACTTCCTGAACGAGAGGCAGGCGCGAGAAGCAGAGATCCTGACTGGAGCAGCAATGGCCACCATTACACTCGGCTACTGTCCAGATGCACCACAAGAACACTACGAACAGAGCGAGATCGACAGGCCACAGTTCGTGACGCGCGACATGGCCATAGACGCTGGAGAGCCGGAGATGGAAGGCATGCGACTATGACGACAGAGATAGACTGGACCCCACTGCAGCAGCGCCTAGAGAGGGAACGCGCACGAGGAACCTGCATCGTATGCGCCGCACGAAGGAAGGCACTGCAGCAAAGAGCGTGGCACCCAGGATGCAGAGAGCGCACCGGCTTGCTATCATAGAGACACACCAACACACCTACCCATGCCGAAGGACAACCCCACCAAGGGCCCCGAAGCAGGGAAAGCGGCAGCGAAGAAGACCGCACCTGCATCCGGAGCCAAAACTGAAAATCTGAAAAAAAACGCGCCAGCAGCAAAGAAGGCGCGCAAGAGTTACTACAAGCCCAAGGGGGGCAACGGAGGGGCACGCCCTGGAGCAGGAAGGGCACCAGGATCCAAGAACGCAGCGACACTCGTGAAGGAGGCCCTAGGCCAGCGCTACGAGGCATTTGGAGAGGAGGAGATTGAGATAGTCGTGAATACGGCCAAGGGCCAGCAGATCGTGAAGAAGGCTCGAGCCATAGCCGTCATGGAGATGCTCTTCACCGAGGCTATCCGCACCAAGAGCATATCCGCAGGCATCGCGTTCCTCGACCGCGTGAGCGGCAAGCCGAAGCAGTCCATCGACCACAGCGGCAACATAGGCGCGGACGACCAGGAGACACCAGACACAGAGGCAGATCGCGCAGCAGAAAAGGCCTTCCTCACCGCGCTCCGGAAGGAGATCACCGAAGCGGACGACGAGATAGACCCCGATGACGAATAGCGCGCATGAGAGACTCATACGGCGGCACACGGTAGCCTGGATCCACAAGCGCAAGGTTCTTAACGAGAAAAAGAAGCGCCTGAGCTTCCGCACGCACTTCTTCCTGTTCGAGATATTCGCTGACACCTCGAAGAAGATCGCGGTCATGAAGGGCGCGCAGGAGGGACTAAGCACCTGGGCAATCGCCACCGAGCTGCACGATGCCCGCTACAAGGCCATCAACCAGATCCACGTACTCCCCAGCAGCGGAGACGCGACGGTGTTCGTGCAGTCGAAGGTCAACCCGATGATCCAGGAGAACCCGGACCTTGCGACCAAGGCCAGCAAGAAGGACGCGGACAGCGTCGAGCAGAAGCAGTTCGGGCGCAGCTTCCTGTTCTACAAGGGCACCCGCGGCAAGACCTCGGGACACATGATCACCAGCGACCGCAACTGGTATGACGAATACGACCGCTGCGAGATGGAGAAGGTCCACGAGTACGAGAGCCGCCTCGAGGGCATCGGGTCGCTGCGCGAGGAGCGGTGGCTGAGCACACCCACCATCCCGGAGTACGGCATCCACGCGAAGTTCCTCGAGGGGGACCAGAAACACTGGCGCTTCCGCTGCCCGGAGTGCCTGGCAGAGCAGCACATGCAGTGGCCGGAGAGCGTGGACAAGGCGCGCCGATGCTACGTGTGCCTGGCGTGCAACGCGCCGATCACCAAGCGGGCCATACGCGAGGGGAAGTGGAAAGCCAAGTTCCCGGGCCGCGAGATCAGCAGCTACTGGATACCTCAGATGATCGTGCCGTGGATCAGCGCCGGGAGCCTCATCGACGCGGAGGCAAAGGCGGAGCAAAACGGCACACTGGACTACTTCTACAACTTCAAGCTCGGGCTACCCTACCTCCGGGCGGACGGCACTATGCCAGCAACGCTCGTGCTCAAGAACCTAGTCACCGGGCAGCTGGCAGAGCGCAACGCCTGCGCCGGTGTAGACGTGCAGCAGGACGAGCTGTACGTGCAGGTGGGCAACGCCGACGCGGTCTTCGCCATCACCAAGCTGCGCGACGAGCCAGGCAAGACTCGCTGGGACCGTCTCGGGGAGCTCATCGAGCTGTACGACATCCGGTACATGGTCATCGATGCGGGCTATAAGCCGAACGACGTGCTGGCATTCGCCAAGCGCTACCCCGGCATCGTGTACATGAACTGGTACCAGGAAGCCCCCAAGGGGGATCCGATATTCCGCTTCGCAGACGCGGTGGGCTTCCAGGAGAAGGGCCCCGAGACGTTCGAGGAGAGCATCAAGGTCCTCACCGACCGCGAGCGCGCGCTGGACCTGTATGTGGACAAGCTCCGCAAGGGAGAGCGGAGGTTCCACTACGCGGCGCACGATCCGAACCTGCAGGAGCTCATCCGCCACATGAAGACCATGTACACGCGGACCATAGAAACCAAGCACGGAACGCCGAAACGCGAGTGGGCAAACACCGGGAAGAACGACTACGTGATGGCCGGTGTCTACCTCGAGGTGGCATTCCACAAGCAGGCTGTGTACGAAGGGGCTTGACCTGTTACAATATCTGCATATGGCAACTACCCAGACGGACGAAAAGAACCCGGAGGCCTACAACCCCACGGCTGAGGAGCAGAAGCTCATCGACAAGTGGAAGTCGCGCTTCGACATTGCCCAGCGCTGGCGGCGTCCCTTTGACGACCGCAACGTTCGGATGTGGCACCTCTACTGGGGCTACCGTCCGCACACCAACTACGCCTACCAGACGAGCCTCATGCCGCCTATCGGCTTCGAGATCGTGGAGACGATCAAGCCGCGCATGTCCGCGGCGACGATGCGTACCCGCATCTTCCCGACGCGCAAGCAGGATCTGAACAGCCCAAGCCTGGCAGCCTGGGACGACCTCGTGAATTACGACTTCAAGGCAATGGGCCTCGAGGATAAGAAGACCGACGCGATTCACGCGAGCCTGGTACTCGGAAACGCCTACGGCCTCCTGACCTGGAACGCCAGCGAGCAGCACCCGACCCTCGACATCCTGCACAACGCGCTGCTGTACGTGGATCCGAACGCAGGGCCACGCCTGAAGGGCAGCGACTGGGAAATCCTGCTTGTGTACAAAAAGAAGTCCCGCATTGAGCGCGAGGAGCGCGGACGTGGAGCTAACGCCCTCTACGGCGACACGCTGAAGTACCTCACCGACGAGACGATCAGCGATGACCCACGCCGGAAGTACTACGAGATTGAGACGCTCAAGATGAACCAGGTACGCCAGCCGGGCACCCGCACGAGCGGCGAGCGTGGCAGCAACTCACCGGTACAGACCGACGCTACCGACGAGAAGTCACGCGTGCCAATGGTGGAGCTCATGATGTGCTTCGACCACGAGGAGGGTAAGCTCTTGACCTTCGGCAACAAGAAAGTCCTCATGCGTAACGAGGACAGCCCCTACCTGAAGGTGAACAAGGGCCGCATCATCTTCGACCTCCCCTGCATCAAGGTGCCGTGGAGCAGCCAGGCAATGAGCATCCTGCAGCCGGTCGAGACGACCATCATTGAGATTGCGGACGGCCGCAACCAGGCGATGGATTCCATCACGTACCTGCTCGACCCGATTATCAAGAAGAAAAAGGACGCTCGCCTCACCAACGACGACATCAAGTTCGCACCAGGCGCAATCTGGGAGCTGCAGAACGCCAACGACGTGGTCATCGAGCGCGGCCCAGACATCAGCCAGGCGTGGATCCAAAAGGACAACCTGCTCCGCAACGAGATCCAGAGCAGCCTCGCCCTCTCCGAGTACGTGCGCGGCATCCCGAGCAACGGCACCGAGCCCGCGCAGAAGATCGAGATGCTCCTCATGCAGAGCAACATCCGCTTCAGCCAGTTCATCAAGCAGATGAAGGAGTGGCTCACGGACATCGCCAACGCCAGCATTGAGATGAACCGCGCGTTCCTCTCCGAGGCAAAGGCCTACCGCGTCATGGGAGACGACATCGACTTCAAGGAGTTCACCGACGAGGACCGCGACGTGATCGTGGACGCGGACGTAGAGGTGGAGATCAAGCAGGAGAAGTCCCAGATGGAGGAGATCCGCGAGATGCGCGACCTCTACGATCTCTTCGTGGGCAGCGACAAGCCAAACGAGCAGGATCCGGAAGACGTGAAGCGCTGGACCGCGCGGAAGAACGAGCTGCAGCGCATGCTCCTCGAGGCGTACGGCAAGGACAAGTACGCCAAGCTTCTCAAGCTCATGGAAACCACGCCGGAGGAGGCTGCCGCCAAGGCGCAGCCAGAACTACCGGCACCGGCAGACCTGCCCCCGGAGATGGCGCAACCCGCTATCCCGCAGGCCGTGCCGATGCTGCCGCCCGAGGGGCAACCAGGTCCGATTCCGCAGGGGGCGGGACCGGCACAGCCTACGAGCGGGCTACTCGCTAGCCTCATCAGTCGAGCTCGCGGGGCATCAATCGTGTAGAATAACCACATGAACGAAATGAACACCGCGCCTATGAGCGCAGAGGAATCGAAGAAGCTCGAGGGCGAGATCAAGACCGCCATCGATGGATGCATGCAGAAGCTCGCCGCGGGCGAATACAAGACCCGCGAGGAGGCTATCGAGGC